TGATGCTGCTCGTGCTGCTCGTGCTGCTCGTGCTGCTGAGAAAGTTGCACGGCTGATAATGCTGCTAATGCTGCTCGGTACGCTGCTAATGCTGCTAAACTAAAGAAGCAAAAGGAAAAAGAAAATGACTAAACTTGAAGACCTGAAAGCTGCCCGTGATGCTGCTTATGTTGCTCTGGATGCTTCTGAGGATGCTAATGATGCTGCTGAGGGTGATGCTGAGGATGCTTATGCTGCTTGGGATGCTGCTGCTGATGCTGCTGAGGATGCTTGGGATGCTGTTCGTGCTGCTCGTGGTGCTTATGATGCTGCTCGTGCTGCGTATGAAGCTGAACTGAAGAAGCAAGAGGAGTAGGAAAATGAAAGTTAATATTGGACCATACTCAGACGAGGGTGAACGAGAAACAAGCATACAGATAGATGACTACGACATCTGGTCAATGGATCACACTCTTGCTATGATTATTGAACCAATGCTTGTAAAGCTAGCCCTAGCAAAGCATGGCGCACCTTACGTAGATGTGGATGACTGTCCGCCAGACCTTAAACCAAAATCTGACAGCGTGGACATCAACGGCAACTGGCTTGGAGGTACTGACGACACTCACCACGAACGGTGGACTTGGGTGCTAAATGAGATGATTTGGTCTTTTCATCAAAAGAATTACGACTGGGAAGAGCAATACTACAGCGGTGAGTCTGACTTCTACTTTGAAGATGCTGATGAAGAAGGTTACAGTGTTATGAAACATGGACCCAACGATACCTTTCGTGTTGACCGTGCTGCAATGAAAATACATCAAGAACGTATGAACAACGGGTTCAAGTTGTTTGGAAAGTACTTTGAAAGTCTTTGGGATTAAAGGAGAGAAGTAATGAGTGAATATAACTGTGACAACTGGGTAGTTATCAAGATGAAAGGTGACGACCCTCACTATCGTCTGCTTGTTGGCACTTCTGGCGGTTACTTAGATGGCAGCTCTTGGCGAATGAATAGTGGTATCACAGAAGTAAACGAGACCGACGATAACTACTACTTTAAAAGTTCTAGTGGTAGCACATATCTTTGTTATAAAGAGTCGTACAGACTGAGAATGAACAATGCTCATATCTGGAATCGACTACAAGAACTTCATGGCGACAAAGTTGAGATGATGCCAGAAGATACTGACTGGAGGAATATGGATTGGATTATCAAATGACTAAACTTGAGAACGTCTTGGCTACATTAAAAGGCACGATGGAGGATAAAGGATGAAGTTTACACACCAACACAGTGACGGCACAAAGATTGAAATAGAAATGGCAGAACATGCGTCTATGGATAGTGTTCTTGAAGAGTTTCAAAACTTCCTTCGTGCTTGTGGATTTGTAGTTGAATACAATCAATGTTTAGTTTTGGAGAAGATAGAATGATTGAATATACAGCAAGAGTCTACGCTGATGGCTCTAAGCATTGGTACCTGAATGGTAGACGTCACCGTGAGGATGGTCCAGCTTGTGAGTACGTTAATGGTGATAAGTCTTGGTACCTAAATGGTAAGTACCACCGTGAGGATGGTCCAGCTATTGAGTACGGTGATGGTTACAAGGCTTACTACTTAAACGATAAGCTTCTGACAGAACAAGAGTACAAGAGAGCTACTACGTCTAAGCCTACCTCTTGTTCAGGCAAGGAAGTAGTAATTGATGGTGTTACTTATGTATTGAAGGAGAAATAGAATGACTAACAAAACGATTAAGTACACAGTAAAAGTATACCCTGATGGCACTAAGTATTGGTACCTAAACGATAAGCTGCACCGTGAGGATGGTCCAGCTATTGAGCTCGCTAATGGCACTACGGAGTGGTATCTGAACGATAAACTACACCGTGAGGCTGGTCCAGCTGTTGAAGGAACTGGTGGTTACAAGGCTTACTACTTAAACGATAAGCCTCTAACAGAACAAGAGCACAAGAAAGCCACAACTAAGGCTACCTGTGATGGCAAAGAGGTCGTAATTGAGGGTATCACTTATGTATTGAAGGAGAAACAGAATGACTTGGCACTATCAACTGATGAAACACACAGAACCTGACGGTGAAGTCTGGTATGGCATACATGAGAACTACAGGTCAGGTGGTTACACTGTAGAGCCTGTAAGGATCATGGGTGAGGACAAAGAAGACATCGAGTGGATGTTAAAGCATGTGCTAGAAGACATTGAGAAGCATGGAGTGAAAGACTATGAGTGATTATCGCATAGCCGCAGCAACGAAAGAAGAGTGGGCTTTACGAGCATGGTCTGCTGAAGCTAAGTTCAGGGAACTAGAAGAAAAGTACAAAGAACTTCTTGCTGAGAAAGACAGCGAGATCTCTGGTTGGTTTGAAACAGAATATGGTGCAGAAATGGTTTTGTGTACTAGCGCAGCAAACGATGAAGACCTTGCTGTGTTCCTCTTAGGGGAATACGGGGAGATGTGTGTTGGTGTCGATATGGAGCTAGAAGGCTTTTATCGAGACGGTAAAGAAGTAAATGCAGAAAAAGTTTGCCACTTTCTTGAGGTAATCTTTCTTGAAACAATTTCAGAGGAATAAAAGATGTCAGTTACTTACTCAGTAGAAGAAACTATTCGTATAATGTTTGATCGTTTTTACAAAGAGGTTAAGGCTCACGATACTCTAGAACTTGATCTAGATCTTGTGGCACTGCTTGAGGAGCTTGAAGAGAACTGTGTTGGAGAAGCCCTGTCAGAGTATACCTCTGAAGCAGAGTTGATGTATGAGGAGGGTTATGATAGTGGTTATGACGCTGGTCATGAGGAGGGCTACAACTCCGGCTACCGGACTGCGGAAGCAGAGGAGAATGACGCTCGCGAAGAGGGCCATGAAGAAGGCTTCAAAGAAGGCCGTAAAGAAGGCTACACAGATGGCTACGATGATGGTTACGAAGAGGGCTGTGAAGAGGGCTATCGTTGCGGAGTTCAGGATACCTTAAAGGAGAACAAAGATGTCTAAGCGTCTAAAAAAGATTGCTATCAATTTGTCTATGCTGTTGAATTTTTCATTAGGGGGAGAGTTAAATCAAACCTTTTCCGCTAGAAGTTGGGAAAGCAAACGCAACAATAAGTTTAACTTGGTGTTCTTACTTGACACCTTACTTGGTTCAGGGCATTGTGCTCGTGCTTGGGTTTACTGGCAGGTAAAGAGATAAAATGTTTACTATTGAATTTGATACGGATCGTGGTGAAGGTATCACTATAACTACTCTAGATGGAAAAGGAAGACACGATGATGTTGAAGTAATTTTGTATGATGATGATATCTACATTCGTCAGATTGACGAGTCAGACGGTGTTCAAATGATTATGCTATCTAGCCAGCAATTTAAAGACATTGTTGCAGCTTTTAACTTACCTGAAGGAGCCTACTATGCGAGTTAAGAAATATGAACTTCAAGCTGAATGCTTTTTTGAGGAAGGGACTACAAGTGAGACCCTCTTTACAGGCCTTGCTGCAGAGGTGGGTGAGGTGATGTCTGAGCGAGTTAAAGAAACACGCAAAGGCACTCGTCATAGCGATGAAATCTTTGATGAGCTTTCTGATGTACTGTGGTATGTAACTATGATTGCACGCAGTCGAGGTTACACGCTGAATCGGTTGATGAAGCATAACATCAACAAACTAGAAACTCGTGCTATTAATGGAAAAGGAAACTAAAATGCCAAACTGGTGTATGAACAGCGTCGTAATCTCTGGCCGTAAAAATAAACTGGATCTTATTGTACGGGCTTTGGAAGAAGACAAACTCTTAGAAACACTTTGCCCAATCGGAGAGTGGGACTATAATGAGGCAGTTAAACTTTGGGGAACAAAGTGGGAGGCTCAAAACGCAAGCTGGGATCTCGACGAAGCTAACAACATGCTAACAATTAACTTTGATACTGCTTGGGGGCCTCCAATAGCGGCATACTCTTATGGGGAAAAGCTTCATAACATCAAAATTGAAGCTACTTTCCATGAAGAAGGAATGATGTTTGTTGGAGAGTATAAAGACGGAGAAGAGGAATCTTACTCGTATGATTTTGAGGACGATGGTTTGAAAACAGAGGCCTCGCAAGAGCTTATTGAAGACTGGGGGATTGATAGGAACTGGGAGTCTTGGAAGGAAGACCAAGAAGAGTAAGAGAAAAAATTAGCTGACGTTAAAGAACAATAAAGGAAAACTTATGATAGCTATTATTGACGGTGATGTACTTCTCTACATGAGTATATGGGGTATGGATACTAAACAAGAAGCAAATGATAAATTTGATGGGTTGTTTAATAGCTCACTTGAAAGTGTTTTTGCTACAGACTACGTCATGGCCCTTGGTGGCCCTGACAACTTTAGAGTAGACTTGTTTCCTAACTATAAAGGTAACAGGACAAAGTCAAAATCAACAAGACCAGAATGGTTCTTAGATTTGAAGTCTGACATAGTAGAACGTTACGAAGGCTGTATTTTTACAGATAACTGTGAAGCAGATGATATGATCCGTGTTTGGGCAAATGAGCTTACTGCAGCTTGTATTGAGAATATTGTTATTTCGGTTGACAAGGATCTTGACTGTATCCCAGGGCTACACTACAACCCACGTAAGGAGTTTATTTACGAGGTTAAGGAAGCATATGCAGAGTACTTCTATTGGAAACAAGTTATAATGGGTGATCCAACGGATAACATTCCAGGGATCCCTAGGATTGGACCTAAAACAGCTGAAGCTATTCTAGAAGGGTCTACAGACTATCGGGCCTCTGTTTGTAAAGCTTATGAAAAGTTTTATAAAGAAGAGGGGTATGAGTATATGATTGCTAATGGTCGTTTAATTCACATTTGGCGACACATGAATGATCATTTCAAAGTAAAGCGAGAAGTCTATGACAAAGCAATTAGTGAGTGATACAGGACATTGGAGCTGTTATAAAAACTTTAATGCTGAAGAATGGTTTGGCTTTGTATACTGTATTGAAAACTTAACAACAAAACAGTATTACATTGGTAAGAAACAGCTCTGGCATGGGGGTAAGAAAAAATCTAAGACCTATGGTAAACCTATGAGCTGGAAAACTTACATGGGGTCTTCTACAACGCTAAAGAAAGATATCACTAAGTATGGTAAAAAGAACTTTAGTTTTGAAATAATAGACTTATATAATACAAAAGGAGGTCTTTACTACGCAGAAGCTTACCTTCAAATGCTTTCTGATTCTATGACGGAATATCTTAAGGATGGTAAAACACCTCGATTTTATAACCGCCAAATTGCTGCAATTAGGTTTGTTCCTAGTGAGGGTCCGACTAAAAAGACTAAAGCGTATGCTAAAACTTTGAGAAAGAAATACGAATGAAAATACATCCAATTGCACCAGCGTTGTGGATGGCTGCAATGCTTAACTTAGTAGGTTCTATTATCCTCCACACGTTTAACATTGTAGAAGTTGATATTGTTTTGTCACTTTTATTTTACTTGTTCTTTACAGAGATGAGCAAGTTTGTAGCTGAAATGACAATGGAACCGGATAACTCAGACGAGGAATAAAGATGGGGCGAATAGTTACTAAGAATCAACCTTGTAATGACTGCGGCGGCTCTGATCCTCTTCAAATCTATGAGGACGGCTCTACTTACTGCTTCAGCTGCGGAAAATCACACAGAGCGAAAGGAGACTATGTTAAGCCTATGAATGATGAATCAGAGTTTGAATCTGTTGACAACTCTTGGGGGCCAAGCTTACGAGAAGTCTCTGAGGACTACCCTGTTAGGGGTTTCCGTGAACGAAACATTAACAAGACAATAGCTGAGTATTATGGTGTTAAGGTGTCTTATGACATTAACGGAGCCATCGATGCTCACTACTACCCTTATCATAACGAGGGTGTGCTAACAGGATATAAAGTAAGAGGTCTGCCTAAAGAGTTTAAGGCTAACGTTGGTAAAGTAAAAGGTGGTCTCTTCGGACAGCACCTGTTTAATGGTGGCAAGCGCTTAGTAATTACTGAGGGGGAGCTAGACACCTTGGCGGTTGCTTCTGCTTGGCATAAACGCTATAATACTTTTTACCCTGTTGTTTCTATTCGCTCTGCCACTACCTTAAAAGATCTGGTAGAAGAACGTGACTGGATTCGCAACTTCGAAGAGGTTATCATTTGGTTCGATAATGATGCCGTTGGCCAAGAGGCTACAAAAGAAGCAGCACGTATTATTGGTTATGACAAGGTCAAGATTGCTAAAACTCCAGAAAAGGATGCAAGCGATACTTGGATTAAAGACCCCGACAAAGTTCTAAAAGCTGTTTATGATGCCTGTGAATACACACCTGCTGGTATTCTTAACAAAGAAGACCTATGGGATCGTGTGGTTGCTTATAATGAAATGGAGTCTGTACCTTACCCCGAATTCATGGTAGGGCTAAATGCCAAACTAAAGGGTATGCGCTTTGGTGAAATTACTCTTTGGACTTCTGGCACTGGTAGTGGTAAATCAACTCTACTTAGAGAGATTGCAGTTCACTTGCTAGAAACTACTGAGGATAAGATTGGTATTGTATCTCTTGAGGAGAGCCCAGAAGAGTACGCCGTTAAGATGGCTAGTATGGTTCTAAACCGTAACTCAGCCAATGAGGAGGTACCACTTGAAGAGCTTAAAGTTGGTTATGATAAAGTCTTTGGGTCTGATCGTGTTCTTCCTCTGGACCACCACGGCTCTATCTCTGATGGGTCAATCATGGACCACCTAGAGTATATGGCCTTGTCTGGTGCTAAGTACATCTTTATTGACCACATCACGATCCTTGCTTCTGAAGGCAGTGAAGGGTTAACAGGTAACGAGGCGATTGATAAGATTATGAACCGTCTACTTGGACTTGCTAAGAAGCATAACGTCTGGATTGGTCTGATTAGTCACCTACGTAAAACAAACAGCGGTGGTAAATCTTTTGAGGAGGGCCAACTACCTTCAATGGATGACATCAAGGGTTCTGGTTCTATTAAACAAATTTGTATGGATATTATTGCGTTTTCTCGTGATGTTGGGAGCTCAGATGAAGCTAAAAGAAACACGATTAAAACAAAAGTCCTCAAATGTCGTCATACTGGTCTTACAGGGCCATCAGGAGCACTGCTTTATAACTTTCCTACTGGAAGACTCACTGAGGGACAGTACTATGAAGAAGAAGAAGCCATGAACACAAGTGAAGGGTTTAAAAGAGTATGATAGATGAAACAATGGGCTTACTGTATATCTCGATTATCCTCCAATTACTCAATGACGGTGAAGCAGATATAAGTGATCTGAGCCCCGCTGTTAGGTCTTTTATATTGGGTATTCAAGATGAGTTTGAGCATAC